ATGCCGATTTTGAACAGAGCCGCCGAACTTCAACAGGAAGTCAGCGAATGGCGGCGTCACCTGCACGAAAACCCCGAGATTTTGTATGATGTCGACAACACCGCGGCCTTCGTTGCGGAGAAGCTGAAATCTTTCGGCGTTGACGAAATCGTGACCGGTCTTGGCCGCACGGGCGTGGTCGGCATCATCAACGGCAACGTTCCGGGCAACCGTACCATCGGCTTTCGCGCGGATATGGACGCTCTTCCCATCCTGGAGGAAACCGGCAAGCCCTGGGCCTCCAAAACGGCGGGTGCGATGCATGCCTGCGGCCATGACGGCCACACCGCCATGCTGCTGGGCGCCGCCAAATATCTCGCGGAAACCCGCAATTTCTCCGGCTCGATCGCCGTCATCTTCCAGCCCGCCGAAGAAGGCGGCGCGGGCGCTCTCGCCATGGTCGAGGACGGCCTGATGGAGCGCTTCGGTATCAACGAGGTCTATGGCATGCACAACATGCCTGGAATTCCGCTCGGTTCCTTCGCCATCCGCAAGGGCGGCATCATGGCGGCACCGGATAAATTCTCGATCACAGTCAAAGGCCGGGGCGGCCATGCCGCACAGCCACACCGCACCATCGACCCGATCACGATAGGCGCGCAGATCGTCGGCAACCTGCAAATGATCGCCTCGCGCAATGCCGATCCGATCCGATCCGTTGTTGTGTCCGTCACACGCTTTCACGCCGGTTCCAGCCACAACATCATTCCCAATGACGCGCTGATTGCCGGCACGGTGCGCAGTCTGGACGAGACGGTGCGTGATCTCGCCCAGGATCGCATCAAGCAGATGGCGGAAGGCATAGCGCTTGCCAACGGAGCGGAAGCCGAGGTCGTCTACGAGCGTTATTGCCCTGTCACCTTCAACCATGCGGACGAGACCGACCATGCCATTCGCGTGGCCCGCGATGTGGTGGGCGAACGGAACGTCGATCCCGATGTCGATCCTTCCATGGCGGGCGAGGATTTTTCCTTCATGCTGAAGGAAAGGCCGGGCGCCTTCATCTTCATCGGCAACGGCGATTCGGCCGGCCTTCACAACCCCGGCTATGATTTCAACGACGACGCCATCGCCTACGGCATTTCCTACTGGGTGAAACTGGCCGAGCAGCGGCTGGCCGCCTGATGCAAGGCCCGGAACCCGCGCGATGAAGGCGATGGGCCGGGAATGCAAAGAAAGGCAAGGAACAGATCGACCGCGGCAAAGAACGCGGTTGATCCGCCGGCAGCGGCAGGTTAAAGAGCAGTTCAGTGTCCACGTAGCTCAGCAGGATAGAGCACAGGATTCCTAAGACAAATTGGGGGTTGCGCCCGGAAACGACGCAATCGATCTGCTCAAAGTCGGGGAAAGCTTCGCTGGTCTTCCAGCATGCCAATCCCGAGCCAAGCTCCGGAGAAATCCGGTGAAGGTGTAGAGACTGGATGGGCAGCACCTAAAAGCCGAAAGGCTCATGGTGAAGGGACAGTCCAGACCACGAACGTCCTTATCCGATGGAGACGGGCGGCGGCTAAAGTCGAAGTGGTATGAATCCTGGGGTCGGAGGTTCGAATCCTCTCGTGGACACCAAAAATCATGATGATTAATGATGTAAGACGTTGATAAACATCATTAATTTTCATGGAACACAATCTGACGATCCCTCACCGACTACCCTGTGAGCGCCGTTGTTTTCATTGAGAAACCCATGACGCGCCCCTCACCTAATGCGAGGGGAGATTGATGAAGAGGACTGCTTTGCCTTTAAATTTTCATCATCTCAAACCGCGCCCTTACGTTCTTGTTAACGGTCTCAGCGTGGCCCTCCAGAACATTCAAGCGGTGCTTTCTCGATACACGGTTTGCGTCGTGGCTGTGAATGACGACCCCACCTACCCGGTAACTCTTTGTGGCTCTGGAACCTTGCTATGTTATAGCGGGCGGCTCTACATGGTTTGCTGCTATCATCAGGTCAAAGATGTGGATCTCAGTCGGATTGGGATATTTGCTTCCGATGAAGCTGTCGTCATAACGGCTTCAGGCGTCCTGCAATTTGCTCAGGATAATGTATCGGAGGCCAACGATATAATTGCTTTTGACTTCACTGAATCCGTCAAAGGGACGCCTTCCCTTCAATCTCTATTTTTTAATTTCAGAGCCATTCCTCCCAATGCCCCAAGTACTCACACTGCATTTTTGCAGGTGGCTGGCTTCTCTTTTGAGCATCAAGAATACCACCTTGGCGAGGAGGAAAGTCGGCTTGGTTTGGTCAAAGTCAAGGTTATTTATCAGCTGGAAAGGCCCTCGAACGATCGCGCAGTGCTTGTTCTAAGAACGGCGGAGGGGCCGTTGAATTTCAACCCAAACGGGTTAAGCGGAGGCTCAGCGTTTTCTGTGCAATTTGTGAATGACAAGGCAATGGCGTTCTTCGCGGGGATGATATGCCGAGCTGGCGCGAGTGAGGCCTATATGATTAAGAGCAACTATATTGAGGCCGCTCTGCGATCGTCTCGATAGCGAGTTTAAGGGTAATATGCACCGCAGTCCCGGAGAGACTGGCAAACCGGCCTGAAATCAATTGGTTAACCGAAGAGTTAGCCACACATTTTCTCGTAATGTTCTGTCCGGCCCGGCTAACCGAAAACCCCAGAGCGGGATGGAGCTGGCGCTATATTGACTCTTGCGCACATGAGAACATATTAGGAACATGCTTAAGAGTGAGGTCGATCAAAATTTTGAAAATTGGTGGAAGACTGTGAGGGGCGTAACCGAGCAGGACAAAGCGAGAATGCGCCTTGCGTTCGTCGCAGGGTGCCGGTTTGTCGAGGGCGCCAAGCCGAAGACGTATCGATTTCAATCCGGCCGGTGGGTCATTAACGTTCAAGCGACATCGAAACGTGAGGCAAAGATTATCGCCTCGACGAAGCTTACACAGCGGGCTGCCAAGCTGCAGGCTTCGCCGCCTCCGGGAGGCTGGAAGCTACGGGAATTGGAGATCCATCCATGAGCGACCAGGCCAGCAAGGCCGGCGACGGCATCCACGAGAATCACTGGTGCGAGCATCCCGGTTGCAAGAAGTGGGGAGGCTTCGGTTTCAGTCGGTCCAAGGCCGAGAGGTCATCCTGGCATTGTTGGGAACACTATCCGCAGCGGGATACGTTCAAGGCCTCGTAGCCACCTCACACTGGGGTGCGAAGCTTCTCACAGATATTCAGCTTGGGAAGCTTCGAGAACGGCGAGGCATTTCAATGCGGCGTGTCACCCCCGCTTTGTCTGGTATGGCAAGATGAGACACGCCGCATGTCTGAGATAGTCAGACAGAGCGTCCGCCCCTCACCCACCTTTGCATCGCCTCAATAATAACATCTGAAATCCACATCGCACTCGCACCAGTCAAAAAGGCTGCGGCATTCATCGTGGCAATAGGATCTTCCGGCAGTGGCCAATTGATGCTGTAAAGGTAATGCAGCAAAGGCGTTGTGAGATACGCCGCCGCCAAAGCCCCACACACGGGCGAAGCCAGCATTTCGCGCCATGTGTACCTTTGCCTCGACAGCGCGCGCAGGAGGCCGCCAGCAAGGCCAGCAATAAGCACGCCGAGTTTGATGCCGATGGCGTCGAGCAGATCGGTTAAGTTCATGGGTTCGCCCTTGCTATGCGATCAGTAAGAAGCCCCCGGCCGGAACCGAGGGCGAAATGCCGTTACTTCACTTCCTTCTTGTTCCAGGCGATCCACCAGATGACGGACGCCACGGAGATGACGCCGCCGGTCAGAGTGACAGCCATTTCTTCGGTCAGGACGCCCTTGCTGATGAGGACGCCAGAGCCGAATTGCAGGAGGATGCGCAAAAGCTGCTGTGCAGTGTTCCAGTCCATTTTCAGTTCTCCACTTTCTTGGCTTCTGATACGGCGAGAGTGATTGTAAGATAGGCGCTGGAGGCAGCCACCAGCGTGGAAGCGAGCGTTGCCGTCTCTTTGTTCGCGCAAAGCTGCTGAAGGCTCTGGTAGGCGGCCTGTGCAGCGGCTGCGGTCTTTGGCTTGAGTTTTTCGGCCACGATGAATGGCTGAAGAACAGCGAAGGCCGTGTCGCCGGCCGAGCAGACCTGCGGCAGGCTGTCGCGAATTCCGGTGTCGATGGAACCGGTGGTGGCTGAGCAAGAGGCAAGCGAAAGCGCCGCCAATGCGATAATCGCAAAGCGTTTCATGATCGTTCCTTTGATGGAGAGGTTCAGAGTTTCGCGAGGACTTCCGCGCGCAGTTTATCGCCGCAGGCGCGAGCGCCTTTTACGGACAGGTCGAAGGCTAGGACGGTGTAATCCCACTTGCCTTTTTGAGTGATGCCGAGATTGTGCTGCACCTCGGCATGGGAAAGGATGGTGCGATCCGTGACCTTGATCCCGTATTTTCGGCAAAGCTCCGCGACGACGGATGTGAGCCGGTCCCATTGCGCTTTCGTCATCGGATATTTGCCTGGCATGAACGGAGCCTCGACAGACCCGCCCATGCAGCAGAGCGACACGCCGATGGAGCCGCTGTTGCAGTTCAGGGTGTGGGCCGCATAGCCCTTCTTCGCCGGCGCTTCGTTCAGCTTGATCGAGGGAATGCCGCGCACAGGTGTGCCGTCAGCCTCGATCAGGATGTGATAGTGCTGCCGGTCGAACTCGGTTGCCTTATGCGTGCCGGCCGTCCAGTGGCAAATGATGCGATCCATCTTGGCCGAGGGCATCCAGTCGGCAGGGACAACGGTATCCACCTTCTCTCCGGCCTTGACTGGCGGTGACGTCGGCTTGTTGCCGCCTCGCAGCGTCACCAGTTCGTCAAGCGCGCCATTGATCGCAGTCAGCGTCTCGCCGCCGGCGTCTCCATCCGCACCAAACCGGGGCAGCGGAAAGCCGAGCGAGAGCAAGCGCTGCTGTACTTCGCGTACAGTCGCCATGGTTTTCTCCTGATTGTGATTTTAGATGGGTTGCAACCTGTCGGCGGCAGCAATAAGAAAACCCGCCGCACGTCCCCTGAAACAGGCTGCGGCAGGAGGCCTCGTCGCTTACGAGGAGCGACGGGCCTCTTTTTTCATGTCCTGATTGTGGGTGAATTTTAGAATTGTTGGCGCGGGCCAGCGGGGTTAACCTTGAACCGTCGCGTCTTTTCAACCGGTAGCGGCAGAGATGGCCCCGAAGTAGCCATTCTCGAAATTAAGTAATTGCCATAGGTGTCTCAAGCCCGTTGCGGTATTGATGCCCATTACCTTCCTTGGTGTCATAGACGGGCCGCGACACTGCGACGACACATCTCCCGGATGCGATCTTCGACTTGCAATTTAACAACTAAAAGACGAGAACAGCTTGACATAAGCGCCGCCTAACTACATCGGGGGATAGCTATTTACCATGCAGGACGGGCACCTGTTGACATAGAAGCGAGGAAGTTAATGCACTACGTAGTACCGATGGCCTTTGCTCTCTTTGGAGTTTCATACATCCTTCCTATAAAAGAGGTAACCGGTTTACTGTTCCTGGCGGCTGCCGTTGCGGCGTATTTTATCATGCGCCCAGAGAAAAACGATGACGATGACGATGACATTGGCGATGAGAATTCAGAGACACTGGTGCCAGATGACGAACAAAACTCGCCAACAGGCGAATGGCCATACTAAAGCTGGAGGGATGTAACTTGAATACCGTCGCAATTTCGCATCAGGAACCTGGACTGGCATCCGTCAAAATTCCGAACTACATTTTCCTCTCCCACCATCCGAGAGATAAAAAATCATCGCCGTGTGCTTCAATTTATCAAGCTTTTATAGGTGATGATCGGATAGGCGATCTTGCCGGCTATTGCCATGTCGAATTGGAGACGACAGCGTTCAAAAAACGACTGATCGATCAAATCGGGAAAATAGAAAATCCTCATTTTCTATTCAACGGGTTTCAGTCACTTCTCCTCCCTAGCAGTATAGTCGCTCTAGATATTGCTCTATCGATGGCAATACCTGTTACCATATATTGGCACGAGACCGCGTGGAACCTCCGTTTCTTGGCTCAACGAGAAAAAGTGAATTTTCAAAGAGCACGCGGATTACTGCAATGCCTCAACGTGATGAATTGGGTGCCTACTTCACAGTGCCTTCACTCCGTCGCAACAATGTTTGGCTTTCCCCTTGATCAGTTCCGCGTCGTCTACGAGGTAGTCGATACGAAGGCTTATAAGGTCAGCGAAAACCGAAAAAGAAAGAGCGAAGATGATGTGATAGTTATCGCTGGCGCCGGCGTGCCAGACGAGCGAAAAGGCATAGATATATTCTCTTATATCGCTCACGCGGTTCGCCAAATGACGCAGCGACCCGTAGAATTCAGGTGGTATGCAGCGACGCCAACAAGAAAAAGCAATGACAATGTACCCTATCCGAAAGCTGTCAAATGGATGGGACACAGCACAGATTTCCAAGCTGCGCTAGAAGAAGTAGATATTTTCATCCTAACATCCCGCGACGATCCAAGCCCTCTTGTTGTATTTGAGGCGCTAGCTACGGGGCACCCGGCATATGCATTCGCCACCACAGGCTTCAACGAAATGCTCCCCAAAGATTTTGTTGCTTTGGACCCCGATGATATGTGCAGAAAACTAGTAACGCATATCGAGACATTCCAAGCGGACCCTGACCGATATCGATCAATCGCGGAGGAATTCAGCGTTGAGAGGTTTAAAGATAGGGCATTCCGTAAAACTCATAGCATCGAATTCAATCTACCAGTTCTCGATGAAGAGATCGTTGACCTGTTTGATGATTCCCAATCTGAAATTTTGGACGAAAAGATTGCAAAGCTAGAGCGAACTCGCCATTCGCTCATCCGTCTTCTTCGAACTATCGAGCGAAACCGAATCAACATCGAAGGAAAATCCAGAAAAGTTGATTTCCTGACAAAAGAACGGGACGCCTTGAAAGGGATTGCCTCCCGCTTGGCTACCGACATTCGGATGGAACACTATCGCGAAAGTCGAAGAAAGGCGAAAGCGGCGAGACCTAAAAAGGGTATCATTCCGTTCTTCAAGGAAACATCTCCGCTTCGGGTCCTGGTACTTGGCAACGCGCCTTCAGTGCTTGAGCGTGAACTAGGTGCAGAAATAGACAAGTTCGATGTCGTCATTAGAGTGAATAATTTCCGCATCAGGGGGTTCGAGAAGCATATAGGGTCCAAAACGACCTATGCTTTAATTTCTCCGGCATGCATGGAAAGCGACGACTTGAAGTCGCTTGATCCAAGAAATGTATTTGTGCTCGGCGCAAATTTGCGCAACGACTACGAAAAAATCAAAACGCGACTAACAGACGAAAAAAGGGGTTGCCACGTTGTGCCGCCTGCAGAAAACGTCTTGAACCCCGCACTATATGTCGACGCTCTCCGAGTTGACATGAACTTCGACCTTTCCGAAACCCAATGGCCATCAACAGGCATTGTAGCAGTTCAGTGGGCTCGTGATATGCATGGAAAAGCAGCATCGATTTACGTGCATGGTTTTGATTTTTACTCAGACAATCGATCTACATTGACACGTTATTTCAATGTTACGACGAAATCAGATGGGAAGCACGACTTCGATCGCGAAAAACAATTCATGGCCTCTCTTTTGAACAAGGGGGCCATAAAGAAACTATAGCGTGGACCGCATGTTTATAAATGGTGGTGCCTTCCTTTTGGGTGCCACCATTAGGATTTTAGTTTGGCAGAAAGTCGAGTATGGCGTCTCGAAGTTCCTCAAGTTGCGTGGCATGAATTGTCAAAACCGCCTCGCCGGCAACATCGTCCATCGCACAAATTGCTCCAACAAATGTGATTTGAACCTGTCCCGATGCACTGAGGTGGATGCCCACCGTCGGCTCCGGATGAATAATTTCTTCTTCCATTTTTCGAATCCTCTTACGATTGCGATCCCGTGACCACCCATCCAGTGGCCCCCGAACCCGATGTCTTAGAATATTTGATGCCAGTAGCGTGATTGACGTACTCTGACCCGATAGCCGCCGCGACAACTCCCTCGGGAGAACCGTTACCAACCGCGATGATACATCTTCCCATGCGAATACATTGAAGTGAGGCAACATCGCCAAGGTTGTTGTACTTACTTCCTGCGGCCCACAGATCGGCGGCAGTCGTTACAGATACCTCCGGGCTCACGCCCGGAAGATGGTTGTCGGCTACGATCCAATTCTGAATTCCAGAATTCACGAGGACACGGTTCACGCCATCGCCCAATATTTTGGCTCCGCGAACAATCGCACCCGGCGCCCCGATTTGGATTCCGACTGCCGTGCCGGGGTTATAGAAACCGCCGTCAAATACCCAATCTGCTCCGCCTATGAGAGCAATGCGCGAGGCACTGGACAAAAGTCTATTTTTAGGCGTGAATGTGTAGCCTGTTCCCGTGCCGCCAATAATTGTGCTACTGTCGCAAGACCTGACCAGCAGATCCATGACCCCATCGACACCCAGAAGCGTTACAGCTCTCCCGTTTGTAGTGGCCGTATTGGAGTGATCGAATTTGGCGGTGATTTGGTTCCGAGTGCCGGCATCGGAAATGCTGTATCCGTCAGCACCAGTTCCCACGGCATCCCCTGCATCGATCTCGATCACATTGTCTTCGCTCGCCGCAATAGTTGCGACAAAGTTGCGCTCGGTGTTGCCAGCTTGCCCGATGCGGATCGTGTTTTTCTTGGCATAGACCCCTAGCACGACATGTCTCCCGGCCCCGACGCAGTCACCAGCGCGTTGGATTTCTATCGTGTTCCCCACGGCGCGCTGAACAACGACATAGTTGTATCCGCTATAATCGATGCCCGCACATCTGATTAGGCCGCCACTTAAATCCTGGCCGAAAATATCATTTGTCGCAGATACGCCGCCATCAAGAGAATAGTCCAACCCTGGCGCCTGCCCTTCAAGCGACAATGCCGAATGCGTCGATCCTGGCTCAGTCGATGCATCCTCAATTACATCAATATCGACTAAAAAGTTCTTGACCCAGTATTGCGCCGTGAACGCTTTTCGACCGATGTTTCTGGCTGACTTAATCGAAACGTAGAAATCTTTCGCAAAACTAGCCCCGACACCATTGTTGTTGGTCGCATCAATAGCATCAATCTGCGCATTAATGATGCTGCAGCCCCGGTTCCATTCCGCCGGTTCACCGCTTGCTGTCGTAGGCGGCTGCCCCCTGATCCCCAGCACTTGGCCCATGGATGCTCCGCTCGATTTCACCCATGCGCCATCATCAAAGACCAGACTCTTGCGGCTTTCTCTGAGCACGATGTGTTCGGAGGTCAAATATGTTGACCCCCGCAGCATGCGCACCGTGCCGCCAGCATGGATTGCCGCATGAATTGCTATTCCGTCGTCATTAAGTCCATCACCAACTGCATGGAAATGTTGAGGGGTGCACTCAGTCCCTTTAAGATCAACATCCCAACCGAAGTCGTAAGGAACGTTTCCCGTTCGTATATAGGAGCCTCGCGCCAACTCGCCGCCGAATACCTTGTCAGATTTTCCGGCGCGGTAGTTGATTACTCCAGACTGTGTCCGACCGTCGCCATTAATGAGACGGCCTCCACAGAATACATACCTAACGTTCGCAATCCACTCACGATCAGCGTCGATTAGGTATGCCCCCGGATTCACCAAAGCATCAACAACGCCGGTCGTGGCCAGAGCGTAGGCATCTATTGCGTCAAACGCGCTGCTATCATCCGCAACTCCATCTCCCTTGGCTCCGAATTGCCGAGGATTGACGCTCGCCTCCGAGATTGCCCACCACGCCCCATCCGCCGTCTGAAACTTCCCACTGTGCACAGGATCATCATCGACCTTGACGTAGAGCGCACCGCCGCCATCGCCGGCAGCATAATATCCGTTGACGCGAATAGCATTGATGCCAGCCGGGATTTCCAGAGACGGCATACCGACAACGGTTGCGTAGATCGGGACGTTGCCCTGTGACACAGCATCGCTGGCGTAGCCGGCGGCGATATCGCGAGCAGCTTCTGATCTGTCTGCTTCATCATGAGAGCGATCAGCTTCCGCATCGGCGCGGTCAGCGGCCGCAACAGCCTCATCCCGAGCCTCATAGATAAGGCTGGCAATGGCTTCATCGTTCGCGAGACGAAAGGTTGCCCCAGAAATCACACCGTAGACAACGGAGCCGCCGGCGAGATTTCGCACGTCTGCGCCGCTATTGGTGATGATCGCCAGCGGAGCGCCGCCGTTAAAGCTGACGGTCGCAGCCTCGCCGGAGTAATCCTCAGCGATCTGGAGCAGGATCAGAGCGGAGCCGCTGACAGGGATGCTGGTCGTCGCCTGAATTGCGGATGGCGTGCCAGTTCCAACATTCGAAGCCAGAATAAAGCTATAGGGCAGATCGCCCGCCCGCACCCAGTTGCCGGAGCCGGACACGCCGACCTTGCGATAGATACCGTTGTTGGCCGCAACAGCATCGCCCAGCACCCACGCCATGGCGTTTGCAGGCCGAGCGAGATCCGCATCCATTGCAGCCTTGCTGGAATAGATAAGACCACCATTGGATGTGAATGCATCAATAATCTGCTCAATCTGGCGAAAGATCCTGCGAACGTCGGGCTTGTACGGCTGCTGCGGATGGGATGCAGGACCGTCAGCAAAGACAATTTCAGGGCTGGGATTGAGAGGCATGCTTTTCTCCATCAAGGAACGCTCTGGCGCAAGTCCAGAGGCTTGAATTTCAATCTCGTTGTTTCGATTATCCGACCGTGAACGCACCGGTCGCGGCTGGCGCACTTTCCACGCCAGAGCGGTTAACGGAGGTGATCCACCCGTAGCGTGTACCCGCACTTATTGATCGTGCGGCGCTATCTGTTGCATTGGGGCTGCCGTACTCTACAGGGCCGAGGAAGGAGCTTGATGCAAAGTCGTTGACTGTGTTCCAGTAGATTTTTGCGCCGGCGTAATTGGGACTGTTGGGCGCCGTCCACGAAAACAGCGCCGTACCCACGCCGGTCGAAACCGGGTCGACATCTACAAACCCCGGCGGGTTAGGATCGGAAGTAGATGTCACGTTCTCAGTGGCCGACCAGTCGCCCGTCTTGCCATTTGAGGCCGTGAATGCCGCCTGCACGTCCAGGTCCTGATCCGAAGGAACAATGTCAGTCGATACAGTGACATACCCTCCTGAGGGCTGCATATCCGCGAATGCTTTCGTCACCCAGTCACCCGGGCTTCCGCCACCCGTATTGGAGATCCTGTATCGCACCATCGGCGTCAGGCTTCCATCTTCCGGCTGATCGATGCGAACACGCAGAAAAACGGAGCCGCCATTCGCTTCGACAACGACCGAGTTGATGACGGCTGTTTCGATATCATCCGCATTCAACCGCGTTGGCACCGGAGGCGCTGCACCTTCATCCGTGGCCGGGTTCCATTCCTCTATATTTGCGGGGTGCTTGATGAAATCCATCGAGAACCCACCCTGCAATATAGAGAGTGTGGATTTGCGGTTTTCGATCAGCTGGCCGTTCAGGCGCGGCAACATAAAGGGTGCATTGACCCTGACCCAACGGGCATAAACCGCGTTGATGCCAGAAAGGCGCACCACGAGATTGCCCCTGATTTTCTCCCTAACCCGGAGCCAGTCGCGCTTGCCAAGCCGCCTGGCCTGCCGCCATTGCTGACACCACTGATAATCGGCTTCCTGTGCAAGAACGCGACCGGCCGTCAATTGCGCGTCGACATCTTCGAAGAAATCCGTATCGCTAGTCGTGTAGCCAGTGGCCGGGTAGGTAAATTTCGGAATGAGACGGTTAATCTCATCCTCAAAGAGAACATCATACTCGATTTGATGACCGGTAATGTCGGCATCCGTTAGAGTGACAACACGACTTTCGCGGAACTTGCCGACCGTTAGCAACAGCGCTCCATCGCCTCTTTCGCAAAGCCATCCGTCGCAAGTTGCCAGAATGGCGTTTGTCCCGACCTTCGGATCGTTTTCGGTACTGTCGAATCCGTTGCACTCGTACCGCTTTTCCGTTCCGCCGCCTGCCAGGGCGATATCCTCGTCGCAGATATTCGCTTCCTCGATCCACATGTCGAGAAGCGGCAGGATGGCGCGGTTGAAATCTCGTTTGTGGCCGAACTCGTTGAAACACTGATGCCAGCACATAATGAGCGCGGAATTCCTCGACCATATCCACGCCGCCGCGTTCGACGGATCGGGGCTGACGCGGTAATCGAAGACATACGCAAGGTCAGCCTCCACCGAGAGCTGCGGAGCGCCATATGGAAATCGCGTGTTTTGATCCTTGGCTGCGGCGTTGGTGGCGATGTAAGCGATGGACGCCTGCCCGTCGCCACGGTGATTGTGCGTCCAGACGCCACTTGCGCCCAACTCTGAAACAATCTCGCCGTAGGCAGTCTCCGGGTTATTACCAAGCCTGCGAAGGATCTGGACATTTGAGCCGTATCGGTCGCCCTCTGTCGTCGTACCGCCAGCATTGATTTCAACCTCATCGTCATGAAGCCAGTGCCGGTTGACGCCCCTGATGCGGTGGCCGGCTATGGCCTGAACAGAAAAAAGCTTGGAGCCTTTTGCTGTCCAAAGCATCTGCGCGCCAGCGAGACGGCAACGACCAACACCCCATTGACGGTAAGGTATGGACTGAATTTTCGGGACACGGCCATCCTCAGGCTTTGGCGGCTTGGGGGCCATCAGAGCCTGAATACCGATCGTCAGCGCCGTAACCGCGATTGCCGACGCGATAGACGCATAGGTGATGGTCGCGCCGGCAATCGTAAAACTGGCCGTCCCAAACACTGCCGTAAAAATCGGAGTGAAGATCGGGTCGAAAAGCACTTGGCTGTAAAGGCTAGTCGAATGACCAAGACCATACCTTTGCAGCATCATTCCCTTGTGGAAGCTCATGGCAGAAATCTCCAAGCCGCCACAAAGTCGGCCTGCGTTGCCCGCACGCCAGCGGGAGAAATTGATGCCCAAAGAGGGCCGAACCTCACTGCGCCAACCAGTGTAAGGCGCATATCAGATGAATTTTCGCCCGCCAGCATACGAACGATGCCAATGTCACCATCCTGCGGATGCTGAACACGATGAGCGTTGACGGCGGACAGTTGCCGTTCAGCGAAAGCAACCTCGCCTCCATGCGCAGCAATCAGCGCATGGGCCTCGTCACGCGTGCGATATGCACCGCGAAACTCTGACGCAGGATCGATGTCCGTTTGATCGAGACACCAAGAGGCCGGGAAGGTAAAGCAGTCGTCGCCACCCATCCCGCCCCATCGGAACCGATGCGGCAGGGCCAGAAATGCATGAATGTTCATGGTGCCTCAGTAGTTAGGCCACACCGGATTGATGGCGCGGGCCAGTTCGCCCGTTCGGCTGCAAAATTCATCCGTAGGCGATATCGCCTTCTGCATGGCATCCGACCACAAAACCCTTGCGGCGCGGGAGCGAGTATTTTCGCCGGCGACGACAGCGAGGCCGAGGGAAACGGTTGCGGACTCTCCGGCTTTCGTTGGTTGCCGGGCCTCTTTGGGGTGTGATGCAATCCCGGTCCAGATCGGGATAACCTTGCTCATTGGCTGGTAATAATGATCGAGCGTCGTCAAACCGACCTGCACGAGCGCACCCCGAACAGGCGGGATGCTATCGAGCATTGCCGCCCCGGTTGCCGGATCGATGCCAGATACGAAAAAATCAACAGCGTCTGACGTGCCATTCACCAATATCTCAAGCGAGGGAATGCCGATCAGGCGACCGCCACCAAGATAGACAGTGCCATCTTCATCAACACCATCAAAGCCCGCAGGCACATCATTCACCCCGAACCACATATGCAGCGGCGGATCAGTGCCAATGCGCAGAAACACGCCGAGCTGATGAGAGCCACGCTGTGCCTCGATAATCTCAGGCGGCACGTAGTCGACGGAATATGCCATCAGAATGCCTCAACGAACTGGACTGTCTGACGCGTTACGAAAAACGCCTCCACCACTGACGGTAAAGTGAAATCGCCCTTGAACTTCGCAACGAAGCGCGGCCGGGCGAATTCCACTCGGGTCCCGGCCGCCGTCGCCTCACGCAACGGCGGCGATAGCGCAAGTGTGTAAACTGGAGCCTCTTCGTCGGTAACAGACAGAACATCCCAATACCGATAAGCCCGCCATCCACGCGTCGGATGATAGATCGAGAACCAGTCCGACCACCGGAGTGGCCGCGCCAGACCGTAAACCTTCATCTTCAGGATGCCGGCATTCAGTGCCGCACCCTCAACAACCTCACCCCAGACAGTCGCCTGCGAATAACCGGCATCATCCGCGAACAACGCGCCATCGGAATGAGGAATACCCCGGATGATCGGCGTAGGAAGTTTTGGCAATTTGGGAAAAGGCCCGAACCAGTCCGTAATGATCGGAACATTGATGAACCTGAAACCGCCATTCAGTCGAGCGCCCAGCCAGTTGACGTATTCGTAGTGCTCGGGGTCTTTAATCATGCAGTCTTCGTAGGTGGCGGACACGATGCCGCCACCACTCATTTCTATGGCAAGGGTTTCACCAAGCCCGTTCCGACCGCCATCCACGGCGGAACCCGGCACATCAAAGGATGTGCGCACCGGAGCCAGAAAATCCGCCTCCAATGTTGGCTGGTTGAGAAACCTGGACATGCTACCCCTTTTGTGACGCGTATTTCGTTTGCAATGTGCCGAAGCCGCCCCGGCGCATGTCGTCGTTTTGCCTTGCCAGAGCCTCATCAACCCCTTGCTTGACCAAAGTTCGCACATGGTCATCACCATTCGCGCCGCTGACCTGCACAGTTAAGGCAGTCTCATTGCGAACCGTCTGCATGTTGGATCGAGGCGCAAGAGCGGGTGCTTTTGGCGCAAGCAGCTCTTTCGATTTACCGTGTGGGATCACTTGCGACCCCTGCGGAAGGTTGACTATCTCCCAGCCACGTTCGCCAACAACAGCAGGGCCGCCCGGCGAATAGTTGGTGCCGTTTGCAAACATGCCTGTGATCTTGCCGGACTTGGCGAGGTTCCACTGCGAACCGCCGCCGTTGAAAAGACCGCCCAACCAAGAAAACAGGCCACCACCACCGCCACCACCACTTGCTGCCGGAGCAGACGGGAAGAAGGAGGTTGAAAGCTGCCCCAACTGTCCGAGACCTTGCGTTGCCGCGCCGGAGCTGGATGCGACCTTTTGCAAAGCCCCCGCCGCTTCGGTCGCCCGACGCGCCTGAAGCTGAGCGGCATCAACCCATGTCATCGCAACACTATCAGACGAGTTGCCGGACAGCATTTGCAGCTGCGTTCCATTCTTACCCATACGGCTCGCACCGGTAGCCAGGCCGACATGTCCGCCCGCCTGATTTGCGCCAAGTCCACGGCTTTGCAACAACACGTCGCCCCGCATGATCTGGCTTGGATCGACGGATTGCCCCCAATTCTTGAAGGAATTGGCGGTGAGTGAACCGGTGCCCTTTAGGCCAACCTGCGCAAGCGAAGAGTTGACGAATGCCGCACACCACGCGGTTTGGGCCGCGTCGATATCAACGCCACCCTGTTTCAGGAAAGCATTGATGCTGGAAGCGCTCGTATTCTCATTCTTGCCCAATAGGCCAGACGCCAGATCGACCGCACCGGAGGAACCCGCCGAGGAAGAACCGCCACCTTTCACAGCCCCGAAGACAGCGCCGATGGCACCCCCACCGCCAGCCGCGCCAGCCACACCGCCGCTCGTGCCGAGAACACCATTGATGATCGGGTCGAAGACCTTGTCCCAAAGCTTGGAGGCTTGGTTCATGAGGGCATTCTGGATAGCGCCACCAAGCGCTTTACCGAGATCACCGCCACTGGATAGCAGCTCGCCCTTGAAGTCTCCGAAGAATGTCTTCAGTTCATCACGGGCATCACCAATCCGGAGGTTCTGCCGAATCTGGTTCGCCTCGCTGCCACCGAGGTCTTCCGACAATCCGTACTGGCGTAGCGTTGTGACAATCTTCTGATCTTCGGCGGATAGTGAACCAAACCGCCGATCCATCAGGAGGTCTTGCGCCAGCTTCGCTTTCGACAGGGTTTCGGAATACTGCCGGTAAAGCGAAACCTTCTTTTCCAGTTCCGCACGCTGCTCGGCCGAGAGCGACCGCCCCTTATCTTCGGCCTGCTGAAACAGATCGAGCGCGAACCGGGCCGTATCCGCTTCAATGCCGAACCTGCCCAACAGGTCAATTTCCTGCTGGACCTGCTCGATACGATCATCCGCAGACTTTTTCAGATCACGGTAGGCGTTGGCGGCCTTCTGCGCGGCGGTTTCCGCCTTCTTGTCGGCATCCTTCGAGCCGGGCAGGCCTTCCAGCTCGACAAGCGGACGGCGTTCAGGAGTAGGCGGGTTTACAACATCGAAGAAGCCCGGATTCTGGATCGGGCCATCGGCCGATTGACCCTCGCGGCCGAGGCGGCGTTTATCTGGATCGTAGCTTCTCCATGTCGAGATATCCTGCGATCTGGCAACGGCATCGTTGGCCTTCTGGACGCTACCGGCTGCGCCGAGCGCAGACGTAGAAAGCGTGTCGAAGAACTTTGCAAAATCAGTGAGCGCCGGAATGCCAGAACTGTTGATTGCCGCAGCGAGTGCCGTCTGCACTCTCTCGACATCGGAAGTTTCAAGCTTTCCTTCGTTTGCCGATTTGGTGAACTGCTGGAATGCAGCCTGTAGCCGCTTGATAACCTCTTCTTCTTCACCCGCAGCGCGAAGTTGGGCAACAACGTCAGAAACTGTGATCCGCGCCGCGTCCAACTCTTTACGGACATTAGCCAGCGACTTTTCGTTGATGAGGGTGATACCCTCTTTGAGATCGGCGGCCTCTTTGGCGCGATTCATCTCATTGGCATAATCGCGCAGCATGGGGATGGTATCACCCCATTTTTCAGCAACCGCTGCGATGAGCTGCGCTTGCTCCTTAAGCTTCTCAGAGGAATCTCCGCTACCGGAAACTACGCCAGCGAAATACTGCACAGCGGCGGCCGTCGCACCGATCGCACCGATCGTCACCAGCGAGATTGGATTGACGAGCTGCATGAAAGCAGCAGAAACAGCCGGACCTATCTTCGAGCCGGTCGAGCGAATATCATTGAAAACCTGCGCGACCTGCGGACCCTGCTGAAGAGCAACCGTATACCAGGGCATAAATCCTGCCGTTGCTACAACATCAAAACCCTGAGCAGCGAGGTTTGACGTATTGAACGCGTTTGCATTTCCGCCACCACCGGACCGGGTTACTGTCACCTGAAGGGCCTGATTGCGACCCTTGATCGCCGCCGTCGAGGCTAGTGCCGCCTGACGTTCACGGGCAATAGCCTTGGCCATCTCATCAGCAGAAATAGCGCCGAGCGCATGTGCGCGACGGATGTCGGCAACAGCGGCCTTATAACTGTTGATGGTGTTAAAGAGAGGTGAGTATTTCGCGCGCAGGCGCTCAAGCTCTTTTCCCTGATCCGCAAGCGCGCCGGTCCACTCCTTCGACGCCTTGATGCCAATCCCCATCATCGCATTGATGCGGTTCTGCATCGTCGTCGTGACGCTATTGTCGATCGACGATCCGACCTTCGCAAACTGTTTCTGGATGGATCCTGACAGGCCGGAAAGATCGCGCTCTATACGCTGGATGCTCCGGCGCAGCGTGGCCTGATCCGTCGAAATGCTTATGATCAGGTCGTCGCTATTATCAGCCATCGTCGCCTCAACCGTATTTTACCAGCAGCCTATCCATCTCACTTTCAGAAGGCGCGGACGGTTCCGCTTCGGTCCCGTTGGCGTCGTTTCTCCCGTGAATGGCCTCAAAGAATTCCGTCAATGTGACGCCCCAGAAATCGACGGGCCGAAACCCTAGGCCGCCGATCCCTATCCGCATCCAATCCCGCCATGGGAACGGCTTTTCGTCGACTAGGTTGCCGCCTTTTGGGCGGCTTCGCCGTTTCCCACGTCATCCTCGAAATGATGAGTCAACACCGCGAGGAAGGCAGACTTGCAGTCCCCGAAATGTTTGAGCTTCAGCTTGTTGATTGCAGCAAGGGCATCACCCTTGATTGTCAAAAGCTCAATCCCGGCAACTGTTGCCGCAACCTCCGCATCCGACAGCCTGATAAATAGGTCATTCAGGGACTTGCATTGCAGACGGTTCGACAGGGCGGCGAGCCGCCCCATTTCCGCAGCGATTACCAGCTCGACGTCATCAACGACGAGGCGCGCTTCGCCGCGCGCCTCATTGACCGGGTACTTGTGTTCCTGTTCCATATTACCGCTCCGATGCCGCCGCCTGGTCAGACTTCTGCCGTAAATTCGAGGACGTCAGCCGCAACGAATGTCGCATTGAATTCCATGTTCGGTTCGACGTCGCCGGAGAAAGAGAATTCCGTCACCATCCATGAACCCTCGTATGTGCCATCACCAGGCACAACGACCTGAGCATTAAAGGCTTCGGAATTGCGAATCTTGTTCAGGAAGTAGGTGGAGTTGGCGCTTTTGACGAAATTGCCGGAACCGGTGAAGGTGCGGTTGGAAATTCCGGGGCGGCCGGTTTTCTGCACCGGGCCGCCGGGATTGGTGCAGCTCGGAATGGTGGTATCGACCTCGTTTGAGGACATGTTGTAACTGCGGGTCTTGATCCCGCACAGATTGGTAAAATCTTCCGGTTCCGCGCCGTTACCGATCTTGATCAGCAAAAGGCGGCCAAGCTGCTGTCCATCAGCCATTGTGATGTCCTTCCATAGGTGTCTGGGTTGTGATGATGGTGCCGTCAGCGTTGGCCGCTACGGCTTCTCGACATAGGCCACCAGTTCGATGACCGCGTGAGATGTTAATCCGTCCTGATCGCGAAAGACGCGGTTCTGACGGTGATTGAGGGAAACGAGGCGCCATATTCCCAAAGACAGGGGCGCAAGATGCAGTGCATCTTTGACCGCGCTGGCAAGGTTCTTTACCTCGACAAAACCGACTTCTCGCGACCATCCATGCAAGGTCAGATGGATAGTTTGTGCGGAAACACAAGTCATATCATCGGTAATTTCCTGCGCTTCACCGAGGTGAACGTACGGAAACTGAGCGTCGGCTGGCACCCGGTCAAAAACGCGACCGTCAACGATGCCGTCAACTTCAGCGTCAGCGACGAGTGCAGCGTAGATAGCTCCTTGCAATTCCAGATCTGCGCTCGCCATAATCACCTATTTCCTTCTGGCCTGACGAATAGCGCGATTGACTGCATTTCGGATCCGGCGGCGGATCTTCGGCTTCATCGCGCGGTAGATCGGAAAAATGTGTGGCTTTGCGGCTGAGCCCGGATGCATGATGGCACCCGATCCTGTTGTCTGCTTTTTGCCGAGAACTGTTCCGCCGTCCTTTGCAACGTTATGCGGGCGCGTCCCGAATTCCAGAAAGCGCCAGATGAATTTCGCGAAGAGCCCCACGGCGGAAGGATCTTTCGATGCACGAGTACCGACCTGCTCTTGCGCCGGACGGTCTGCAATAAGGTCAGCCTGTATGCTTTCCATGTAATCGAGTGTCTCTCCGGTCGGAGCACTCAATCTGACAGCGTCAGCGAGTTCATCGCCGACCGATTTCTTTTCGTCCGCTGTGTATTTTTCGATATTGGGGGCAATCGTGTTGAGGCGGCGCATAAGGGCCTCTCGCCCCAGCACCTGAGCTTTCAGCACCATCAGACCGCTACTCCAGACTGCAACAGCAGATCAACCCACAAACGATCCGTCGTCATTGTCACTTCACGAATGTTGTAAATCGTGCCCGTTCGGACATCCCGCGCCCGCCAGTCAGGCGTGATCAGCTTCGACTGAGAGCATGCGCGAACGAAGACAATCTGTGTATGCTGCCCCTGAAGTCGGTCAGCCATGACAGCTTCGCCGCCGCGAATATGCGTAACGCCAGACCGGCGCTGAAACTGCTCCTGCCAGACGCCCTTGGTATTCCCGTAGCCATCCTGCTGATCAATGCGCTTGTCGAAAGAGAAGCGGTAAAACAGATCACCCGCCGACCTTGTTTTCGCCATCGGAAACCATGCCTTTCCTTGTCACAAAGACAGCCTTGCCAGCTTTCTTTGCCTTTTCGGCGCAATCGCGCTTCACGACACCTTCCCAACCAGCCTTGTAAGCTCGCGTGACGGCAGGCGTGATCTCGTAGTTGAAGTTCTGCGTAAATCGGACACGCGGCATAGCCGTCCTCCTAAAGAGAGAATCTGCGCCACTTCGAAATGAGCGCATTTTCGATGACCGAAAGCGTCGATCCGGCCTCGTTCGCGCTTTGCTCGTACCCGATTTGCACCCGCGCGATGATGGCAGTGCAAATGTCTTTGGAAACGGTCGGCTTTTCGTCGACCACGGGCCAGCCCGCCTTGTACTCAACAGTGACGGCGGCGCGCTCGTCCAGGTCAGACGGCGGCGCAAAGGCATTGCGAAAACAGATTTGTGACTGGCCGCCAGCGCTGGTTTCGAGGCCGTAACTCGCAGCGGGAACGGTCGATATCTGACCAGCAGCATTTCGCCACGACACGGATACCGCCTCTATGACCGGCCCGAGCGGCAGGCAAAAACCACGAGCAAACCGGTCAAAGCTTTGCCGCCATGTCTGCTCGACGAGGCAAATTCCAAGAATGCCCGTCCAGCCTTCGTAATGATCAACCGCCGACTGAATGAGTGTCTCGATTGTGCTGTCATCATCGTCGCTATCAATGCGCAACGCCTTTTTGACATCCTCAACCGAAACAGGAAGAACGGTGGGAGGTGTCACGAGAACTGGACGATGCATATCAGCCTGCCTTGTTGCTCGGAACCTGTTCGGCCTTGTTTGCGACCTTGGCTTCGGCTTTTGCCTTGTCAGTACCAGCCTTGATCTTCTCGACTTCAGCGGCGGCATCCGTGCGGGCTTTTTCGACCATCTCATTGAGCTCCTTAAGGTCAATATCTGCCTTTTCCCGAGCCTCAGAAACGATCTCAGCAATACCCGAGGCTTCTTTCTCGGCATTCGCCCGCGCCTCGTTGAGATCATCCTGAAGCTTGGCAAGAGCTTCCAATGTCAGCTTCTGCGCGTCTGCCAGGCGCTCGTTTTCCAACGCCAACAGATCGTCGATCTCAGCCTTGCGCAACTCGACAGCTTGCGGCGCCGACTGAGACTGCGAACCCTTCCAGCGTTCCGGATCATGTTCGCCCAGCACGCAAAGTTCCACGAGGTGCTTGGCCTCGACTTTTTTCAGTTCGCGCGTTTCGCCGGTCCGGTAAAACCGGTCGCCTTCGTGCTCGCGCAGCACATCGTATTTTACCGTTTCGCTCATTGTCATTCTCCTTCGGTTCACGAAGAGGGCGGAAAATCCGCCCCCTGTAGTCAGCCGAACCGGCGCTTTCGATCAGGGGACAACGGGAGGAGCAACGTTGCCGTAAATCAGGCCTTCCGGGCGATAAACAGCCAGCGCGAGACGTTCTTCACCAAGGATCGTGACCTTGTTGCGCACGAAGTCGTCATTCTGGAATCCGACCTCAATACGGGACTGCCACTGGTCGAAGATCTGCGCCGCCAGGCGGAAAGCACCTGTCAGGAATTTACCGACTGCGATCGACTGGGTGGCAACAACTGGAAGCCCCCAGAGGGTCGGGCGCAACGTGCCCTGCGGATTGCCGATGATATAACGGCCCTCGCCGTCCTTCAGGGTTTCGATACCGGCCCAGTCGATGTCATTCAGAACATGGCCTGTCGCAGGAAACTCAGCGAGGGCAGCCTGAAGCATTGCGACGCGCAGGACATCGATCGAAGTCATCGGCTCCGGGTTGGTGTAGCCGGCAGGGATTGCAAAGGCGGTCGCCTGCGGGATAAGGCCCAGAAGGTTGTCACCCGTGCCGTCGCCATTGAGCAACTGACCTTCTTCCTTGATCGCAAGACCATAAATCAGCCGCCCGTCAATCATGGAACGGATCTGCGGGAAGTCGGACAGGATCTGCTTGGATGCGCGGAACCAGTGCGCAATAACCCTGGTCGAGACAGTCTTGTCGGTGAGCTTGATGTCGGAATTCGGCTTCAGGCCACCTTCTGCAACCGGAGCCGCGTTGTTGGTGAAGCCCGTCTCCTGAATGTACTCGATCACAGGACTGTCGGTGTTGCCGGGGGTGAGGAGGTCTCGCACGGTCAGACGACGCTGCGGAAGCTCCAGAACACCGGGAAGACGGTTTGCCGAAATGGCCGCGCCAGCCGAACCGGCAGCGTTGGTCGTCGCCGTGGTAATATCGGCCTTCACAGGCATGCTTGCGGACGCTCCACTGCGCGGAGAAGACGCAAGCGATTTCAGTTCCTCACTTTCGACGAACTGCTGACCGAACGATTTTTCGCCTTCACGGCTACCGAGATCGGCGCGAGCAAGCTTCTGCTCCATCTCGGAAACCTGCTCGCTGAGGCCGTTCATCTTGAGCAGCGCCTCATCGGCCTTTTCCTTAAGGGATTTGGAAAGCTCTTCGCCCGATTTGGCCTTGCCGATGGCCTCCTCGGCGATCTGCTTCACCTTGTCGATAGCTTCATCGAACTGCTTTTTGACCTGATTGGCCAGCTGCTCAGCCGATTTGCTATCGGGGTGACCGCCGCCGTCGCGCAGATAACGGCCGGCGGCTCGCTCGTTTGCAGTCATAGCTCCGAGAATGCTGGCGGATGCCAACATGTAAGTTTTCTTTTTCATGGGTCTGCCTCTTGTGGCTTTGAAGTTACGCGGTCAGCAATGCCTGCATGAACGCGGTTCCGGGGTCCGCAACGGCAGGATCCCCCTGCCCTTTCAGGTGGACGCGCGCGGCACGCTCCGCCTGTGAATTCGAAAAGCCCAATCCTTTGAGCCAGGTTTCGAATTCGCGTTCTGTCAGCCGGTCCCCGGCCTTCAGGCGATCTGATAATTCGTGAGCGGCCTTGGCGGCCTTGACGCTGGCAACTGTTGCGTTGTCGTTGGCGCCGATCGACACGACGGAAACTTCCCTCAGGTCGATTTTTTCCAAGGTCCAGATGCCGGTATCGGTATCGACCGAGTATTCCTTGATCCGGTAACCGATAGACAAGCCGTCAATGTCACGGGCCTTGAGCAGCTCGTAGGCCTCGCGGGCTCGCTGGACACCCATATTGAGTTTTCCACGAAGGAAGAGGCCCTTGTCGTCTTCCTTGGCTTCAAACCATTTGCCTATCGGCTCGCGGGAGTCGTGCTGCCAGAACATTTTTGGCATGGTTCCGGCAGACTTGTGGGCGGTAAGGGATTCACTGTAGGCGCCAGGCGCAATCACGTCGCCGTAGCTGTCTGGTTCGCCGCCAAAGGTCGACCCGTAGCCCTCAATCTCGCCGCTTTCCTTCATATCCTTGATCGAGAGGCAAGCGGTTCCAAACTTCATGAGCGTCGTCATTGGGGTTGATCCCTCTCCTGCGCGATCAGCTTTCGCACTGCATCTTCATCAATTTCGGAAATCGGCTTGTTCTGCATTTGCATGCGCGGAATATCGCCGCCCTCTACCGGGGGTAGATTTTCAAGGTCGCGAACCTCATTGATGGTCATGGCGCCGATTGACGTCATCTGCTGATAGAAGCGAGCGCGCCCCCCGCTATCTGCGCGCAGCAGTCCTTCAAGATTGAACTCGACCGACACGCCGGCGGCGCGGTCAGAGGGCGTCAGGAGCTGCTTCTGAATAGCCTGCTCGATGCGCTTTAAACGACGCCGCAAGGTGAACTTTTGGAAGCCGATCGTCTGCTGTTCAATACCCGAGCCCCAGCTTGTGGTTTTCTCCGTATGGCCGATCAGGAACGGCGGCACACCGAAGAACCGACAAACCTCCTCGACGGAAAAGCTACGAGACTCCAGCATCTGGGCGTCTTCGGGAGCGAGCGTCAATTGCTCCCATTTGGTTCCGCCTTCAAGGATCATCGGCTTGCCGGTATCAGCCGACGATTGGAACTTCGTCGCCATCTTTTCTTCGGCGAGTTTTCGTTGTTCCGGCGACAACCATTTGTCGAAGGTTAGAACACCGGAAGGTCGCATACCGTTCTTGAAGGTCGATCCCGCCGACTTGTCGATGGCGCGTGCGAGACTGAATGTATGGCGCCCGAAATGAAGCGTCGACATCCCACCAAGAGGGTTTCCACCAAAGCCACGAATATGAAGCACGGTCTTATCCGTCTCGACATATTGCCTGCCATCCTGTGTCCAGCGATACTCGATAGTGCCGTTCTGTAGGCGACGAACACCCATCAGAGCGGGATTAACCGGCGTTAACGACGCGACGCCGCGACTGCTGCGCTCTATTCTCGCGTAACCGTTTCCTCGCATCTCGATCGACGCTGCAATAAACTCCCAGAAGTCGACGGCTGTCTGATCGTAGTTCGGGCTGTCATGCAGAAGGCGATAGAGCGGGTGTTCATAAAAAACCTCTCTGACACCCTTTGCGTCACGCCGGTAAATCATCAACGGTAGGCTGGCGATGGTGCCGGCCAAGAGATTGACGCACGCCCATGCCGACGAGATCGAAAGTACACTCGTATCAGTGACAGGCTCTCCGGCATCGCCCATTCCCGACGCATACCAGCCGTCCGTGTTCTCGATCGACAACATTCGCGCCATCGTCGAAGCCGCCTTGAACGCGAGTCTGCGGAAAGGGTTCACTAGCCACCTGCCATCTCTCGGAAATAGTCATCCATCCCTGCGTCAGCAGTAAATGGCTCAGGATTTCTACCCATCAGCGTTGCCGCGTTAAAAAGTGCGGTCGCAGGGTCGATTTTTGCGTCTCCGGCCGTCTGCTTTGTGGCCCTGATGGCTGTAGCAGTCGGCTCAATCTTCAGATTTGAAACACACCATTCCATCAACAGCCCGCCAGCATGGCGGAATAGACCACTTTTAAGGCGCCGCTCGACCGTCTTTATGGCGTTCATCATGCCGATGCCCTGCGGAGCGCCGACAAGAAGGTTGTTTTCGATGGTCACATCAATGCCGGAGAGGATATCAATGAAATCCCCAAGTCCAGCAGGGTCAACGGAAACGCCCCCTAGCTTGTTTTGCTGCTTGACGTAGTCGATGTGCTGCACGATCTCCGCCATGTCGCTCAAGCCATCCTTGACGATTGTGACAGAGCCCTCCGCCTTTAGATCCAGCAGCTTTGGCGCTATCTTTTTTCGCGTCCTAAGCAGGCCATCGTCACACCAGGCATGCGACCACGAAAGCCACCTCGCCATAGAGACACGCCTCTTCTCGCCGTCTATCTCGACCTCGACTTCAATCTGTCCAGGCTCGCGCCCCACGGCGGAGAAGCCGAAAAGGTCATCCAGACCACCGCCGTCAATGCCAATAACGACGCATTCGCAACGGCGGACGATTTCCTTGAGCGCTTCCATGTGCTTGAGGCTGGACAGATCCTTGTCGGTCCCAGAAACCCACAAGGAAGCTCCCGCCCATCGATTTGAGCGGTTGCGCATTCCGATTTGAACATTAAGGTGCTTCGCTAGGAACGACTGTATCGTGTCGCCTTCCTCGTCGTCGCCCGACTGGACCTTAACCAGCTTGCGCTCCAACCAATCCTGACGAACCGACCGGCCCATGTTCGGGTTGGTGATGTAGAAATTGGCGGGATCGAGGTACGACTTGTCCTCAATCATCTCGTCGGGAAACTCGTACAGAACCGGCACGCTGCGCGGATCGTCAATTTTCCCATCCCGAACGTCGCGAAAGTAGTCCAGCTTTTCCTTGAACACCCCTTCCGGCGGCTCATCAGACTGGGTTGTGATGTAGATCACAAAACCCTCGGGCCTCGATATAAGACCGCCGGTTGCTTCTTGCAGCATGGATGAAGCGCCGGCCTGCTTGCCAAAAAGCCAAAGCTCCTCGATCAAAACGAACGCCGCCTTCTTACCGGATGATGTCTTCGAGTCTGCCGATATGACCTTCAGAACAGCCTTGGTTCTGAGATGTGTTATCTTCTTCAGGTTCCGATTGACGTCCAGGAACACAAGCAAGTCAGGATCGGCCTCAACCATGTCTGCCGCAGGCCCGAACGAGTTTCCCGCGATTTCCTGCGTCGGGGCAAGGATGAGCAACTCCTGCGAGTGTCTCCAATTACGAATAAGTGCCGTCAGCATGATGCCCGCAGCAAGCGTACTCTTGATGTTCTTCTTGGAAATGAGGAGGAAGAACTCCTCAATCAGCCGCTGGCCGCTCTCCGCGTCGTATGCTCCGAAGATCGCCTTGACGAAGTCAAAGACATATTGCTCGCACGCTTCGCCGAAAGTCGGCTGTCCAGGGACATCAACGATGCGAAGAGACTTGAAAACTTCCAGTGCGGCTTCTGCCTCATCTGGAAACAGCGGGTCAAACGCGATGAGGGACCGGCGATTGACGATTCTCTCTTCCCAATCCGTGCAGGCCGTTGACCACTTCATTTGCGATTATCGACGATCAACTTGGGCGCAGATGGTGGAGCGAACTTCCCAGAGACGCCTTGGGCCGCGATCTGCCGCTCTTCCTTCTTCCCCAGCTTCTTCGTCTTCTCCTGTTTTGGTTTCTCGCGACCTCGGAACTTAGCTTCCGCCGCGTCGGCACTGACCTTGTCCAGCATCGTCAGCGCCGCATTCAACGCGGAGGCGTTACCGGAAATCCCCAGCTTGATCTGCTCGACCCGCAGTTTCGTTTTCAGTCTTTCGAGCATCCGGTCGCGATGCTTGATCAAGTGCAAATAATGTTTTCGAAAAGTTGGCACAGAGAGACCAAGCTGCGCAGCGACCTCTTTATTGGTTTGGCCTGCTGCCAGTAACACCATGACAAATATGATGTTTTCTTCCGTGGGCTGATGCTCTGGGCGACCAAGCTTTGGGTCATCGTTATCCAGAGGGTTGCCGAAGAGGTCAAAATCCATGGCGCTCGAAAAAAATTGTGTGCGTGAGAGGGACGCGGGTGCGGGAGGAAGAGGCCTTCCAGACTTTTGACCGCCCCCCCCTCTCAGCACCCTTGATCAGTCGATGTTGACGTTGGATCGGGTAAAGAGGATTGCAACCAAGCCGAGGCACGTCTTGCAGACGATAGAAAGAAGGATAGCGACACCCACGAACACCCAGAAGGATTGGAAGGTAAACTCAAGCACTTCGACCATCTTCACCAACGGCCTCGCGACCGCTCCTCTCGTTGCTTCAGTGTGTCGTGACAAGGCTTGCACAGCGTTTGCAGGTTCTTCTCATCGAAGAACAACGCCTCATCACCCTTGTGAGGCGTGACATGGTCGCAGATGAGTTTCGACGTGTTGCCTTCGATCTTGCCACAGCCTGCCATCTGGCAAGTGAACAGGTCGCGCTTGAACGTCTCAATGCGCAGGCGCTTCCATCGAACTAGCTGGTACCACTTGCGCCAAGGCTCTGCGGTCTGCCGATGCTTGTTGCGGTCCTGCTCATCACCAGGTGCAGGACCCAGCCGAGGAGGCAACGTGCCGAGCGTCGGCTTGAGTGTGGTAAGTCTGGCCATACCTACAATGCAAAAAGGCGACCATCTGGCCGCCTTGTGGTTCGTCGTCGCATAGCTGTAGCACTGACCCTGAATCGGTGTCTCACTCGGGAGACTGTCAGGACTGGGTGCGGGCGTGAAACGTAATCGCCACTAAGAACCGCATCGACCGTGGGCAGATTTGTACTCACACTTTCTCAAGCATTGCAAGCGGCATGTTGAACACGGTCGGCTTACCAAAGATGACGATGGTCACGACTGCGTCGCCATATCCATCCTCGCCAAAAGCCTCAACCTCCACTTCGAACCCAACGAATGGACCGCTGGTGATCCTGACCTTGTCGCCCTTCCTGATCGCATCCGAGCGGCGCGCGTAATCATATGCTCCGTCTTCGGCCAATTCCTTGAACTCATTGATTGTTTCGACGCTGATCTTAACCGCTTTCTCATCGCTCATTACAATGTTCTTGACGCCGTCGAATGACAGAATGCCGCGCAGGGCGTGGTTATCTGGAAGGCAATAGACAAACACAATTCCGTTGAATACCGGCAGTCTGGACGCTGGCAATCGCCTTCCATGGCGCTTCCTTTCAGGTCCCAATCGCATGATGACGCATGCCTCGATACCGGCTTCAATCATGGCGTTTTCAACAGCCTTTTCGCGCCCGTACTCGACACGCGCTATCACCCAAGCCGAATCAGACACACCCCGCGCTCTCTCTTTCGACGCCGAATACCGCTCATCGGCCACTCTCGCCGCCTCCTGGGCGATGCGATCCAGCTTCGCAAAACCCTTCGGTGAGACGTAACCGCAGATGTCTTCGAACTTATGCTGCATCATCGTTCCGTCCCTCGTTAAGTCTGTCTTTGAAGTTTTCGATTGCGACGAACACGGCCTCGTCGAGGTCGGGGACATCAGCAGGCAGCGGTGGGAACTGCGAAAATTCCAACACCTCAGGAGCAACCGGCCATGGCCAGCATCGCTTCGCATAGGCGCGCTTCCACGCCTCCCAGACCTCACCGCCAACTGCTACCTTCTCAAAGTCCTTGCTGATCTCCACGATCCGGTTCACGACAGTGAAGCGCCGACGCTCGATGAGCTGTACAGCCTCTGGCCAACCCTGCTTTTCCTTCTTGTCACGCCAAATCAGGTCGTGCTTTTCAGGGTGCGCATCGACGATATACTGCTCCAAAGGAGTGAGCGACAATACCCGAACAGGCTGTAGCAGCTTGGACATCAGCATGGCGCGACCAGCTCGCGAGAACACGGTGAAGGTTTCCGAGCTTTCGGCCTGCGGTGAGATCGGCTTAGGCTGAGAAAGCTTCGTCCAGCGCTGTTCCTTCAGGTATCTCGCCGCCGAGCAAAGATGCTTGCGACCGATCGAGAGCGCAGCAACCTGATACGCCTCGGAATATTCCAGCGCCAAGGCGCGCTCATCAGGCAAAAGCGCGGCCCATTCCCGTCGAGCTTCCGGCTCGCTGTCGCTGATCGCTGTTTTCCAGCCGATGAAGAACCGTTTGAACGCAGCCTCCACGGCTTTCGGATTTTCTTCCTCAATCCTTCCAGCCGCGCTGGCAAGCGTCTCTCTCTCTTTTCGTTCAACAGGAGGCGTTAAAGGAGAGGCGTTAATAGGTGCCGGTCCAGAACAGGCAGGGGGTGCCGACTCTGGGCAGGCAGGGGGTGCCGATATACCGGCAGGGGGTGCATCGTTTGCGAACTCGCAAGTAGGATCAAATTCCTTTTCGTCTTCCTCATCCCATGCATCAAACGCAGAGCTTGCGACGGCAGAATCGTAGATCACGCGATACCAATGAGCGCTATCGCGTCCATTCGGGCTGACGACTTCGCGCCGCTCGACCGCGCCAATTTCCACCAGCCGCGTGATTGCCGATTGCACTGTTGAGCGCGAGCAATTGAGCGCCTGCGCAAGCTTCACCTGGCTCCGCCGGCACCATCCGTGACGCGTGTTGGCGTTGCGACCAAGCATGCACAGCACTTGCAGGTCTTTCCCCTTCAGGCGCGGATCTGCGATGATCCAGCCGGGAATGATTGATAGTCTTGGCTCGTTCATCTGCCCCTTCCCCTTAATACCACGCAGCCGGAAGCCCCAGCGCGATGCGTTCCATACGCCCACGCGCCGCGCCCACTTCCATGCGCATTGATTTGTCGCCGTCCGCACCGCGCTCGCGCCGCAGATCCGCCAGTTCGATTTCGAGATAGTCGAGGCCCTCGCGGAACCGTGCGTTCAGCAGCCGGTTCCGGATGGTCATTTCGCAGGAGAGCAGAACGTCGAGCGGACACGACAATAGCCACGCCGCCCGCTCCTCGCGCGTCCGTGCCGCCTCCAGCTGCTCAATTCTCGGTATGATCGCAATCATGCCGCCACCGCCGTGACAGCAAGATGGCTGCAGTTCGCTGCGACAAGCGCCCTTGCGACGGGCGGGCAGACGCTGTTACCGACACAGGAGACCTGCACCTCTTTCGAGAACGGAACCCATATCGGTGCATCACCGCGTGAGCGATCGAAACACCCGTCGATCTGGTAGTCGCGCGGGAAGCCCTGCGCGTTGAACAGCTCGCGAGGCGAGAGCATGCGCATGCCGATGTCGACCACTACGAACGTGACGCCGTCGATTTCAATGGTGACGAATTCCCGCTCATCCCAGACGCCATGCGCCCGAAGGAAGTCAGCAACCTGCCGTGCACGCGCGGCCTGCGCTTCGGTGAAGGGCGGAACGTCCACGGTCGCCTCGATGTGCCCGAAGCGGTCACGCGTCGTAATTGTCCGGCACGCTTCATCCTCGCGAGCACCTTCTCCGGTCCCGTAGTAGGATTGGAGGTACGGCATGATGAGGCGGCTCTTGCCCTGCCCTTCCGGCATAATCGTTGCGGAGGGTTCAAGCACGCTGTGACCTGTCGAGGTGCCGAAGTCTCGCGCGATGTAGGCCGAGACAAGCTGCTGATGACTGCCGGTCTGGGTGACGGTCGACAACGCCTCATCCAATGGACGGCCCGGATTGACACCGCCGACGCGCCTACTGTCATTGTTGGCTTGAGCCATGTAGCCGACCAGAACCGAATTCTGATCTTTCTTGCTGGCTGTAATGGTATGCGACTGTCCATCCACGGGCCTGCATGCGCCGCCCTGCTGAGCATAGGTCAGCACCGGCGCCAGCAAGCCAAGGGGCGCCGCCCCACCTGGACGCTTGATGTAGCTGTTTGCGGTAATCGTTGGCAATTGATCGTCCATAGCAACGCCAGTTGCGCCAGTGTTAAAACGCTGGATAGACGGCGAAATCAGAGCCTTTTCGCCACGATGAGCGCCGGTAATGGTTTTAAGGCTGTCATCGAGATCTTCGACCCGACCGCCATGCGTTAGATTGACGAGGAATGGCCGCCGGGCCTTTAGAACGAACCGATCAAAGCCACGCGCCACGCGAGCCTGAGATGCATCCGCGATTGGTCGCACGGACCGAACGCCGAATTTTTCCCATATCTCTGCCGAGGTATCGAAAATCGAAGGGCAAGGCAGGCTCCAATCAATTTCATTCGCCATGATCGGCCACGGAAGCTTACGTCCGGCAATTACGTCAGCATCGTCAGGTGCACCATGCGTTTCCTCAGGCCAGATGATGGGTTTGCCATCGAAACGCAGGATGATGAAAAGCCGCTTGCGGATGGTCGTGGCACCGTAGTTGCGCGCCCTGATCTCGCGGCTTTCAATTTTTGCGCCGAGCTGGCGAAGCTTCTTACGCCATTTCTGGTAAGTCTGGCCTTTCCGCTCAGGATCTGGCCGCAATCCCTTTTCGGTCTCGATCAGCGGCCCGTAATCCTTGAACTCCTCGACATTCTCCATGATGACGACATCAACCTTGCCGCCGCTCTGCTGGATGCGCTCGATCCAGCCGGGAATGATCCAGCAAAGGTCGCGAATATTACGCTCGACCGGCTTGCCGCCCTTGGCCTTGCTGAAATGCTTGCAGTCGGGAGAGAACCAGGCGAGGCCAATATGCTTGCCGCGCAGATGATCGAGAGGATCGATCTTGTAGACGTTTTCCGACAGATGGATTGTCTCGGGGTGATTAGCCTCGTGTAGCGCCAAAGCCGCCGCATTGTGGTTGATGGCATAATCGGGCGAGCGGCCAAGCGCCTGCTCAATCCCGGTAGAGGCGCCACCGCCACCAGCGAAACTATCGATGATATACGGACCATGCGGCCCAAGCGCAGGCACCGCGACAGAGTGACGAAGCTCAAACAGATTTCCGGCGTACGCATTCATGCCTCACCGCCTTCCTGCCTGCTGAAATGCTGGCAAGGCGGACTTTCAAAAAGGATCTCGGGCGCACCGGCCTGATTGCCCCAGAACGACCAATTGCCGCGCAGCCTTACATCACCGTCCGCAAGACTTTCGCGACGCTGAAACATTTCGAGCTTCGGCATAGTTGGATACAGCCGGTCGATCTGCTCGGCGAACCAGACCGGTTTTTCACTGTGGCGGCCAACAGGATGATCGGTGCACTTGATCGGCTGGGTGCCGGGAACTGGCGCCGGGAAGTCGCCGCGCGTGCCGATTAGCAGCAGTTCGAGGTTGTCGAAACTCCAGTAGCCGGTTCCAGTCTGTTCGCCGGGGTAAATCTTCTTCCAGCCCCAGAAGCTTTTGTAGGTGAAGCCCCAGCGCTCCATCGCCTTCACACCATTGGCGAGGTCAGTGACCCACATGAACAGCGCCGAGCTATGAGCGCCGGGGCAACCAAGCGACAGGATGTCGTCGAGTGACATGGTCGGATAATGGTTTTCCGCGCTCTTCTCGCCGCCGGTCACTTCGGAATAGGTTTTGAAACGCCACGGCGGATCCGCATAGATAACAGGGTATGCCCTGCCCTCGTCCCGCCCCACGCCATGCCACCAGGGCGCCGCGTTCTGGCGTGCCGCTATCTGGACGGCGAGATCCGTGCGGACCGCATGGCGGATCTTCTGATCTTCGGCACGCTTGAGTTTGGCGACGTTTTTCAGTTCGCGGAAATTCGCAGGTTCCGGCAGGAACATGGTGCGGATCGGTTTGACGGCAGGTTGAGAAACGCCGTCGCGACCAACGATTGTCGTCTGGTGGGGAATTTCCCCACCATCAACCATACGTTTTCGTGCCGCCGATACAGTCTTGTGATCCACGCCGAGCTGCACGGCGATGGCGCGATTGGATGCGGTCGGAGCATCTTTCAGGTGCTCCTGAATAATCGCCTGCCGTTGCGCGCCGGAAAGGTGGCGCCGTGCGAAGTTCAGAGACCGGGCAAACGACCGCTTGCCTTCCTCCGTCAACTGCTTGCGGATGAAGCGCGGCCAGTCGGTAATGCCCAGCATCTTGCAGATGGCAACGCGGTGGTGACCGTCGAGAATTTCCCCGGCCTCGTCGTATTCGACCGGGACCTTTACGCCGTGGGCGGCAATATCATCATGCAGCGCCTTGAAGTCGTCATCGGAGAGTGGCGGGAGCAACTGATAAGGACCAGTTACGACGATCCGGCTCAGGTTCTCTTCGGCAAGCTTTCCATTTTCGCGCGCCCGATCCAGCACGGCTGTCGCATGTTCACCCGGACGGAAAAGGTTTCCGTCTTTCGGGTCGCGCGTGAGATACCGGTGCCCCATCGCCGAGCAAGCCGCGCGCACTTCCTGCGCAGTCTGGCAACGATACTGGCCGTCACGCACAGCCGCCGCGATGATTGACAGACCGGCTTCCTTCGGCATTTGCAGGTTTTGCGCTGTCATGCCGCACCACCTTTGCGCATCAGGCGCACATCGGTTTCGCGGATGATCTCTGCGGCGCGCTCGGCGGAAACACCACGCGCCAGCAGGCGAACTGCGAAGCGCGGAACGAATTCGAAGTCCGCGCCGGCTATCGCCTGACGCACTGTCGGAGGAAGGGCATCAAACAATTCCATCAATGCGCCCTCATCAAACGGTCGAGATACGCCTGCCCCATGCCAGTCAGCCGAAGGTCGTAGCCGCTAGTGCCTATCTCGACGTAACCTGCCTTCTTCAATTCCAGCGCGAGGCTTCGCGCCTTGAACGATGCGTGTATCTTCAGACTTCCGCCCGCCGCGCGGACCTCGCGCAGCATCGCCCGCGCGGCGTCCGATATCGGCGTCAGGGTCAGTGCGGTTTCACTGATTTTCAATGTCCTACCTCCTCGACAATGCGGCAAACCTCGATCTCGTCGAGGCCAAGCTCCGCAGCGATTTCATGGGTGGATTTTCCAGCATGCCAAAGGTCGAGAACCCGCGCGGTGCGGGCCTCTTTCACGAGTTTGGAGCGACTGGTTTCGGCCATGCAAAGCGTCATGAGCCACCACCAATCAGGCCGCTGCGAAGCTCCTGCATCTGGGCAATTGCATCGTCGAGGAGCGGTAAAAGCGTGCGGCGCTCGTGATTATCGATCTTCCCATCAAGAAAAGACGTGATAAGCGCGGACAGCAGTTTGCCCTTGGTGTCGGCCAGGCGACCGACATCCTCCATATCCGGAGCGTCAGCTTCGGATTCATTCTGGACGAGACGAAACCCGCTCATCTGAGCCATAAATTCAGTGACCAGAGGATAGCCTGCCATGCGCTCGACATCGGCAACGACATCGAGCGGCATGAACTCTTTTTCGCGCGGAGAGGCGTAGCGCGACAGGTGCGCCTCCCCAACCCGGCTTTCCTTGGCAACGTTGGATGCACCAACCTGACGGAGAAGCCGGCCAACCGTAGCCTTCAAGTCGCGCCGCTCTTCCTGAGAGGTGGGGCGCATGTTTTCGGTCTCATCTGGGCGCACGAAATGGTCCTCGAAAATCAAGGGAATCTTTTCGGAAATTCTTCCGGTGAATTTGCTGGAAGCTGCGATTAGCTTCGTAGAGTCCAACCAAGAAAAGGCGGCCCGCATGACATCGAACCATCAAGAGAAGAACCGCCGGAGCCGGGAGGAGAGGCGTCACGGCGGGTGCGCAAAAGGGAGAGGACAAACCCCTGCGCAACAGGAAAGACGTTCCGGACGGAAGGGTCCGCAGGCGTGCAAAGCCTCTTCCGTCCGGTTTCCCGCTCGTCGCCTGGCCGTTGAACGGCGGGATTGGTTGCAGCGGCAGGATTTGAACCTGCGACATCGTGGGTATGAACCACGCGGGATGACCGCTTCCCTACGCTGCTTTGGTAAAATGCTGGAAGCGTCATTGGATCGCCTCCTCTGGACGGGGAACAGCAAGCGGCCAAACGCAATCATCAGGCCAATTGGCGCTAAACCATGCAACGACCTCATCGTACTTCTTGGCCGTGAAGGTTTTCCCGCTTCTAATTCTCGAAAAGAAACGGCTATCGGCAGCGCAGTGCCGCCCGACAGTAGACTCGCCAAGATCCTTAGCCGCACAGAATGCGTCCGAGAGCGTCAGCAGGTGGTTTGCGAGTTGCGTTTCCATGCCGCCGTTATAGTGGGACACTTCCCACTTTGCAATAGGAAACATCCCATTCGCTTTGGGAGGGGGAAATTTCCTATTATCGCAGCATGAACAAGCTTCAAGAAATCGCGATTGAACGGCTAAAGGAACTGGGCCTCGGACCAGTCGAAGCCGCAGTGAAGGCCGGGATAGAGCGGACGTTCGTTCGCGATCTTGTGGACGGCAAAAAATCCACTGTGACGCTTAAGAAGATACCGGACCTCGCGAAGGCGCTGCAGCTCGACGCAGACGCACTCATCAGAGGTGAAGTTGTACCATTTGACGACCCGGACGAAGCAGTAACACCCACAGCAACTAAACCAAATGCGAGCTTTCCTCCGCGCTTCCAGAAGTTTGACGGGGACGGATATGTACCTCTCCTCGGTCAATCGATTGGCGGCCCGAACGGTCGCTTCATCTTAAATGGCTCCGAGGTGGGCCGGCTGTTTGTTCCACCAATGCTTGAAGGCGTTGAGGGAGCCTACGCGGTGCGGGTTTACGGCACATCGATGGAACCCCGGTTCAAAGCGGGGGAAACAGTTTGGATCAACCCGAATGAGCCCGTTCGCGCCGGGGATGACGTCATTGTCCAGGTCGTAACTGATGAAGAGAATCAGCGGGAAAGCTACATCAAAGAGTTTCGGTCGCAATCCAGCAAGGTAACGCGCCTCTGGCAGCACAACCCCGAAGAAGGCGAGACGAACGAAGTTACATTCGCTTCATCTACCGTCTTCTCTGTCCACAAGATCGTGTTTCACGCCACCGTTTGACCTGCTGCGACATCAATCCATTTTGGCCGGATAGTAAGGTTCCTCTGTAACGGGGGAGCCTTAGGACATTCAGAGCACCTGATTTTACGGCACAGCTGCATGTAATTGTGCACCCCTAGAGCAACCGCTTCCCTCAAGTTTCGGTAGCCAAGCAAGCGCGAGTGACCACAATCATCGCAGGCGACATAGAGCGAATCTAGCTCCACTACCAATCGCATTGCATCTGGATGATTTACCGGCGGCGCTCGCATCCTGATCTCCCGTTTGTTCTTATTTCGTTCACGCTAAAAAAGACAGATGTTAGCCGGAGAGTCGAGTCCAAAGTGATTCGATTTTGCCTCTTTCTGTAACCCGCTCAATTCCAACCATAATTTCTGGCGCCATTCAGAAGGCAAATCCGCAATAGGACGTATCCCACTTTTCTATTGCAAAGTGGGAAGTATCCCACTATAACGTCCCCATCCAAGCAAACCACATGGCTTGGACAAAGACCGGACGGCACCCCAATCCCCCGCCTCGATGCCGTCCGGTCTCCCCTTTAACGGATGGAGACCGACATGAACGTCAGTGCGATGAACGACAATGAGAAGATCGAAGCCATGGCAGCCGCGATGCGCCGGTTTGGCGAGGGCTGCACCCGCGAGCAGCTGAACCTCTATTTTCCGAACGCCGATATCGACCGCCTGCATGAACAGGCCCGGATGAAGGCGAACGACGAAGCGCTCATGGAAGCGGCCTGACGCTCCGTTCCGGTTTCCGCCTCTGTCGAGGCGGTTTCCCGAACGGATGGAGGCCAACATGACCCAGATATCCCCCGCTTACCCCCTAGCCTGCAAGAACCTCGGCACCTTTCACAAGGTCAAGCCCTTACCCTATTGCCGCATCACCATCGTGAGCACGACAGGCGCCGCCTTTCTGGCGCTGCTCATGGCAGCATCTCTCTGCGGCGTCCGCGTCGTCGAGGTTGAGCGCCAGCTTGAACAGGCGGCGCGCATATGATCCGCCTCGTCCTTTTCCGAATCCGTATCGAAGAAGCGGCGGACGCGATGCGCGGCGACATGGTCGAGCTTTGCAAGATCGACGTGATCGTCATAACCCTGAACGCGTTTCGCGCACCGCAGATCGATCTGCGCGAACAGGAAGGAATCTGGCAATGAGCGCCGAGATCTTCATCCTTCCCGTTCGCAAGCCGCCTGTGCGCCTTGTCTTTTCCGCCGGCGGTCCACGTAAGACTGAAAGCGACGCGTTCGTCGAGCGCCAACTCGCGGAGGCAAACTCACACCTGATCGGTGCCCAGTCCGACATTGCCCACGCCTTCAAGGTCGTCACCAACGGCAGAACACTGCCCGAACACGACGCAACCATGATGGGCGACACGCTGGAATCAGTCCTGCGCGCCGCCGTTCCCCTTCTCAATCTCTCCGGAGCCAGCAACCGCGACCGCGATCTTTCGCGCGCCATTCGCCAGTGGCTTCAGGTCAACGGGAGCCTAGACCATGACTAAATCCGCCATCGTGCGCGAAGCGCGCATCCTTCAGACCCTCGTCGGCTCCGTCTTCGCCATCGCACTGGTGACGGGCATGCTGGCCGGAGTGCTCTGACATGCGCCAGAACAACAAGCTTGGCGGCGCAAAGCTTCCGTCCGCCGTGATGCTCATTCGCTGCGCGCAGATGGGCATGGGTCGCACCCAGATTGCCGACCATTACGGCGCCAGCATCAAGCGCGTGACGACGCGGCTGCGCGAGCTGGGCGTCGACGCTCCGCTTTACGGCAAGACATGGCGCGAGGCGCGGTTCAAATTCGACACCGTTGTTGTCCGCCGTTTCAGCAGCAGCATCACACTGCCCTGCCCTGCGATCTATGCCGCCGCGCTGGAGAATCCCCATGGCTGAGACGACGGCAATTTCGTGGACGGATTACACCTGGTCGCCTTGGACCGGCTGCGCCCGTATCAGTCCCGCATGTGACGGGTGCTATGCCGCGCAGCTGATGGACACGCGCATGCATCGCGCCGAGTGGGGCGCACCGGGCTCCGGTGAAGGCACCCGCAGCCTCATGTCCGAGAACTACTGGAAAAAGCCGATCGCGTGGAACCGTAAGGCAGCAAAAGCAAATGCTGAACGCCCGCCGTTCGTGTTCCCGTCGCTCTGCGATCCGTTCGACAATGCCGTACCGGCGGAATGGCGCGAGCGATTTTTCCAGCTGATCGACGACACCCCTTTTCTCATCTGGCTTTTGCTGACGAAGCGCATCGGCAACATCGAGAAGATGACGAGCGGCATTACAATGCCGCGCAACATCGCGATCGGCGGCACGTTCTGCAATCAGATCGAATGGAGCCGTGATTGGCTAAAGCTACAGCGCGCCAAGGAAGCGACCGGCGCAATCTTCTCATTCGGTAGCTACGAACCGCTACTGGGCGCCATCAGGTTCGAAGGCACCACATTGCCGGATTGGCTGATTACCGGCGGCGAGACTGACCAGGGCGCGCACAAGGCCCGGCCCACGCACCCGGAATGGTTCCGCATGATCCGCGACGCCGCAGCAGATGCCGGGAAGCCCTTTCACCACAAGCAGAACGGCGAATGGGCAACAGGCTTCTTTGAGGATCTCGGAGACATGGCCGTGTTCAAGCCCGACGAACCGGGCGTGGAAGTACCTGCCCTCGCAAAGGCCGACACCCATTGGTTTGACGAGCGCGAGTGGCCGGAAGGTTGCGGCGCCGTCCGCGTCGGCAAGCGCAGATCCGGCCGCACGCTCGACGGCGTCGAGCACAATGCAATCCCTGAAATTGAACTTGCGACACTCAGCGTTCGGCACAGCCCCGCGCCGTCTGCGCTCGACCTCTAACCTCACAGCGAAAGGCTACGCGAATGATCAGCCAACCGACGGCATCAAAATTCGTCTCCGTTGAAGCCAAGGAACTGGCCTCGGCGCTCAAGCTGGCGAACTCTATTATCGAGGTGCGAAACACCATCCCGATATTGAACGACGTTCGCCTCAACTACGGAAAAAAGGGCTTGTCGGTCGAGGCGACTGACCTCGACTTGCACGCAACCATCCACGTTGACGAGGTCGAGGGCGCTGGCACCTGGTCGCTGTGCGTCCCTGCACGTTTCCTCGCAGCCGTGGCATCTGCCGCAGGAACCGGATGGGTTCACATTGAGCCGGCTCAGGTCGAGATAAAGAACGAGAAGACAGGCGCGACGTCGATCCGACACAGCGCCGAAATCCGTGTTGGTGTCGCATCCTACACAGTCGAGGCGCATGCGCCGGAAGACTACCCAATCATTGCAGGCGAAAAGGCCGGCATGGTCGAGCGCTTCACCAACGGCCATTTCGCGCTTGCGCTTAAAAAGGTGTCCGGCTGCATCTCGACCGAGGAAACGCGCTACTACCTGAACGGCGTCAACTGGGCGTCGACACCAAGCGGCAGACGCATGGCCGCAACGGACGGCCACCGCCTGGCGCTATGCAGGTACGCAGCGAACGAGGACGAAACCGCCTTCAGCTACATCATCCCACGCAAAACCGTGGGCGTGATTTCCCAGTACCTCGCCAACGCCGACGTGGAGATCTTCTCCGTCAGTAACGGCAACAAGATCATCGATACCGTCCTCGAATTCAAAGGCCCCGGCCTGGTTCTTCGGAGCAAGCTCATTGACGGCACGTTTCCTGATATCGAGCGGGTGATACCGAAAGAGTTTGCCCACCGCCTTGAGATCCGGACCGACGAGATGCTGCCAGCGATCCGGCAAGCTACCGCTATCGGCGGCTGGCGCGGCTCAGCCATTCGGCTGCACGGCGTCTCTGGCAAGCTGCATGTCGAAGTCAAGAACGAGGAGATTGGCACTGCCAAGGTTTCCACCTCTTGCGATTGGCCGGAAGATCTCGCGCCGATTGGCGTCAACAGCCGATACATGGCCGATATGGTCAAACGCTGCCAAGGTTCAGTTGCCATGCAACTCAATGGCGATGGCGGCCCGATAGCCCTCGCCGATCAGGATCCGGAAATGACCCGGCTCCTCATGCCGATGAGGGTTTAGTCATGAGCGAGCAATCAGCACCAATCCGCCGCATCATCGGCCCGACCATTCTTCTTGGATCCGGCACATATTTCGACTTCGATAACCCGGAGGGATCCGAGTTGACGATTGAGGATGTCGCCTATGGTCTAGCTTTCCAGTCGCGCTTCTCAGGCCAGTGTGTAAGCCGCAGCACAGGCAAGCGCGTTTACTACTCCGTTGCTCAACACTGCGTCATCATGGCCGGTCACGCCGAGCCGGGAAACAAGATGGCGGCGCTGATGCACGAGGTTGGCGAGGCAACCTGCAACGACATGAGTTCTCCGCTCAAGTCGCAGTGCCCGGATTACAAGCGGATTGAGAAGCGCTGTGAAAAAGCCGGCCTTGTTCGCTTCGGTATCGTCGTCTCCGATCCGGCTTACATCAAGCATCTTGATTTGCGGATGTTGGCGACAGAGCAACGTGACCTCATGGCGACGAGCGGCGAAACGTGGGGAATGCTCAAGGGCGCCGAACCGTTCGACCCTGAGATTTTCCCGTGGGAAGATCCGCATGGCGCCGCCGAGGCATTCCTTGAAACTTACTACGCGTTGCGGAGGGCTGGCGAATGACCGGATCTCGTCAACGCCGTAAGGAAGCCACGTTCCGAGCAGGCCGGGAAGAGGGTTTGGCCTCAGCAGAGGCCGAACGGAACCTGTTCAAGGGCAAGTATCGGTCGATTGTCACGCTCCTTAACACCACCCGCTGCCAGCTCCAGGAGATCTTCGACCACGTCGACGACGAGGGGGACCGGCGGTATTTCGGCAGCACGAACCATGTCGATTGGTTGAGGGATCTCCTCGACGACATGGACGGCTGGTCGATCGACGACATGCTGCCAAAGGGCGATATCAACAAGATGGAGGCCGATCCCTATGCAGAAATTCGCGCGCAGCGGGCTCGTGCGGAGGCAGCAGAGGCCGAGGTGAAGCGTCTGCGTTCGGTGCTCGGACCGATAGCAAAAGTGGCTGGCGACATATCGGAATCGTGGCCAGATGACGCTCAGTTCGTAACCGAAATCGGACATTTTCGCCGCGCCCGCACCGCCCTCGCCAGCACTGGAGGCGAACACAATGAAGAGTAAAACAGCAATCAGCCGCGAGTTGTTGGGCAAAATCGTGGACGAGGTCTTTGATGGCGCGATCGAAGATTCCAGCGTGATCGAGGAAATCTATGCGGTCATCAGGCGGGAGGAAGCCGCCCTGTCCGCTGCGGAGCCGCGAGGCTACCTCGTTCACGATAAGGACAACCCCGATGGACGCTATTTCAAGCATAAGCCATCAATAGCCGACGATGACATGAGCGAGTACGAAGTCTGGATCGAACCGCTCTATGCCGCCCCTCCAGCGCTATCCGTGGCCGTGAAGGCTTTGGATATGGACAAAGCTACCAATCCCGATTGGGTAACCAAGGATTTCACGCAGTCAGAGGCATATATTGCCATTCGCGCCGCCCTCTCCGCACAGGTGCAAGACGTCGCGGAAGGTAAGGAACTCGGCAGATTCGAACTATGGTTCTTCCACCACCTGACGGACGACCAACGGACTGCCTTGTTTGCACTTAACGGTTACCCGACAACCGGGATGGATACTCACGGCAAGCAGAAAATTGCACTCAAGCATTGGTTTTCTCGCCTCCCCGCAGCACCTGCAAAGCAGGAGGGCGGCGCCGATGGATGCTAATCAACTCCACATCCTCCAGCATTCTCTTGGCCTAGATGAATATGGGCGCGGCACATTCTATCGTAACCACTTCGTGACCGGCGAAGGCAGTAGTGACCATGCCGATTGCGTCTCGCTCGTCGAGGCTGGATACATGGGTATCCGCAAGAGCCATCCACTTGCCGGCGGCGATGATGCTTTCTGGGTGACCGAGGCCGGGAAACGCGCAGTTCGAGATCATAGTCCAGTGCCGCCCAAGCTGACTCGTGGGCAGCAGCGCTATCAGGCGTGGCTCGACTATGACGGCAGCATGTCGTTCATCGAATATGTGAAATGGAAGTCGCAGCAGCAGCGGCAGATGGGTGCCGCATAATGAGCCGCCGTCAGTCGATCCGCGAAAAGATCATGAGCCGCGTCCGTGTAGACCCGGTCACGGGCTGCTGGATCTGGACGGGCCCGACTTCCGGCACCAGCGGGCGCGGCCACGGCTACCCTCGCATGTCACTTGGAGGCCAGACCGTGGCGGTCCACATCGCGATGTGGACCAACGAGCACGGATATATTCCAGGCAAAAAGGAGCTTGATCATAAGTGCCGGAACCGGCTCTGCGTCAACCCAGATCCCGACCATCTGGAGATGGTCACGCGCAAACGCAACGCGATGCGCCGTGAGGAGGCACGACGGATGCGATGCGAGGAAGTCGAGGCGGGCAACCTATGAACCTCGACGAAGCCAAGCGCACCTACCGCGAAGCCAAACAGCTGTTGCCTCTCGTTTCCGATGAATGGGAGCGGACCTACAACCCCGCAACCAGCCAGGCCGAGATCTGCCAGCGCGATGACATGACCGGCGAGATCTTCCCGATCGTCATCATCCGCCCGGACTGCCCATACCACGACGGACAGCTCGTCGAAAAATCGCTGACGTATTTCCGCGCACTGATGATGGTGATCGATGAAGCCTTTGCGAAGATCCGGAGACTGGAAGCGCAACCGCGACCAGCGCAACCAGCGCAACAGCCCAAGCAAAAAGACTTAGCGGCGGAATGCGCGATGCTGTGCGGGCGTCAGGAGTTTCGCCGCTACCTTATGCAGTGCCACGATCTCGTAGACGCTGCCGACGACGAGCGCGTCAACACGCGTGTACGCCATATCCTGAACATCAGGTCTCGGGCCGAGCTGAACACAGACCACCAGGCCGCATCGCGCTGGAAGCGACTGCGACGGGACTATTACGCATGGAAGGATGGCCGATGACTCTCAATCACGCTTCGGCAGAGGGGTGCATTAGATGACCCAGCCAGCAATTTTGAGGAAGCAGGACATGATGCGGGCCGCCGAGGTTGCCAACAATTCAGGTTGTAGGATCGAGATAAAGGTGGGCGATACCATCATCACCGTCATACCAAGTTCAGAGAACGAAAAGGGGAAGGGAATTGACTACTCGCGTCCCGTACTGTGATATCTCGGGCATGCCGAGAAAACTCTACCCACATGTGCACAAGCAAAAGACCCGCCATAACAAGTGGGTCTTTTATTTTCGTCTTGGAAAAGGGAAGCGGATCCGCTTGCCCAATCCCAACGATCCTGAGTTCAAAGCGGCGTACATGGCTGCGCTGAACGGTTCACCGGTGATAGTGGAGACGGCGCACGAAGGTACTCTGGGCTGGCTGTGGGAGCGATATACGACGGAGAGCGCGAAGTGGGCAGGTTACAGCGCCGCTACCCAAAAGCAGCAACGGCTGATCATGGCGAAGGTGCTCAAAACCGCTTCAAAGTCATCGCTAAAGGTCGTCACCCAGGACGTCATCCAGGAGGGCGTTGATAAGCGCCACGAGACGCCGGCGCAAGCCGGGAATTTCCTGAAGGTTATGCGCGGCATGTTTGGCTGGGCAAAAAAAATGCGGCTGGTGGCCGTGGATCCATCGCTTGGCGTGGAAGCACCGGACTATAAGAAGGGTGGCTTTCCGGCTTGGACCATGGACGAGGTTAAGGCGTTCCGTCAGAAATACGAAATCGGGACAACTGCGCGACTGGCAATGGAACTGATGCTTTTGGCGGGCCTACGCCGATCGGATCTTGTAAGGGCCGGTCGCCAGCATATCAGCGGCAAGATCCTTTCCATGGATACAGAAAAGACAGGCGCGCGGATCACCGTCGAACTTTCCGACGATCTGATCACGGTCATTAATGCCACGCCTCGCAAGGGCTTGCACCTGGTCGAGACCTCCCGGGGGAAGCCGTTCGTTAAGGAGAGCTTTGGAAACTGGTTTCGGGACCAATGCAACGAAGCAAAGGTATATAAATCTGCACACGGGCTGCGAAAGCTGAGCGCGACGCTTGCCGCTGAAGGTGGCGCGGCCTCACATCACCTGCTCGCCCAGTATGGCTGGACCAACCTCGCCACGGCAGAAATCTATACCCGTGGCATCGACAGGCGCCGTCTTGGGATCGAGACAAGCCGCATCGTGGCGGATCAGATCGGGAACATAACTGCCCCTCACCCTGTTTTAGGTGAGGGAATGAGCGCAGAAAGCGAAACAAAATCAAATACTAAGAAATAA